ACCTTGTACTGGTAGGCATGGGCAAGGTGGTTTTTGTGGAAATGAAAACCCCAAAAGGCACCCAGCAGGACACGCAAAAAGAGTTCCAGCACAAAGTGCAACGGCTGGGGCATGAGTACCACATTTGCAGGAGCCTTGAGGACTTTATGCAGGTGTGCAAGGAGGCGTTTATGGTAAAATAACGGCTACTTTCAAACTTTGGACTAAAAGCGTACATATATTGTGCGCTTTTATTGTTTTCTTTGCCCGATAAAACGCAAATGTGTAAAACGATATGAGCAAAAGCCCCCTTGTACCCATTACCGACATAATACTCAATGATGCCAATCCGCGTGGCATTGAGGATAGCAAGTTTGAGCAGCTACAAAAAAGCCTGCTCATGTTCCCTAAAATGCTGCACCTGCGCCCTGTTGTGATAGATGATAACAACATTGTGCTGGGCGGCAATATGCGCCTCCGTGCTCTCATTGAGCTGGCCAAGAAAAAGCCTGCCGAGATTTACATAATGCTGGGCAAGTGTTCGGGTTATGCACAAAAAACGGAGCTTGAGCGCACACAACTGCGCGAGCACTGGGCAAAATGGCTCAAGGCTCCAGTGGTTGAGGTGCTGAAAGCCTCCCAGCTCTCCGAGGAGGAGAAAAAGGAGTTTATCATCAAGGACAACCTCTCATTTGGAGAATGGGACTGGGATATGCTCGCAAACGAGTGGGAGCCTATGCTGCTGGAGGAGTGGGGTCTTGATTGCTGGCAGCCCGACAAACAGGCAGAGGGCGATGGCAGCGGCTCCGCTGGCTCAAACTCCGATGGAGGCCAGCATGGCAGCCTCTCCGATAAGTTCATTGCTCCACCCTTTACCATACTTGACACCCGACAGGGCTACTGGAGGGAGCGCAAGGCCATGTGGAGGGAGCGCATTGCCGACTTTGGCGAGAGCCGAGAGGGTACGCTGGCAGACGGTGAAACAAACTGCATGGCCACCATAAACAACGGCGTTAGCCTGCTTGACCCAGTAATGGCCGAGATTGTATGCCGCTGGTTTGGCATTGAGGGTGGCACCGCCTTTGATTGCTTTGCTGGCGATACGGTATTTGGCTATGTGGCCGCTACGCTGGGCATGAGCTTTACAGGTATAGAGCTACGCGAGGAACAGGCACAGCTCAACAATGAGCGCGTGGAGGGCATGAGCGCACGCTACATTTGCGATGATGGGCAGAACGTGGGCAAGCACATTGCTGCTGGCTCACAGGATTTGCTCTTTAGCTGCCCTCCATACTACGACCTTGAGGTTTACAGCGATAAGCCCAACGATGCAAGCAACCAGCCCACCTATGAGGCGTTTTTGGGCATACTGGAAAACGCATTTGCCAGTGCCATTGGCTGCCTCAAGCAAAACCGCTTTGCCGTGGTAGTGGTGGGCGATATACGCAACAAAGAGGGCTACTACTACGACTTTGTGGGCGATATAAAGCGAATGTTTAAGGCTCATGGTATGCCGCTCTACAACGAGTGCATTATTGTGGAGCCTATTGGCACACTCCCCCAGCGAGTGCAGAGGTATATGCGCAATCGCAAGGTTGGCAAGTGCCACCAAAATGTGCTGGTGTTCTACAAGGGCGATGTTAAAGCCATTCCAACAACCTATAACGAAATTACTTATGCAAGCGAAGATTTGGCAGCATTCGGCGTGGATAACAACGACACAGCCGAGTGAGCTGCGCCACCTGTTTGATACGATGCTCTCCATGTGCGGCTTTAATGTGCTGGAGGTGGTAGAGCACCATTTCCATCCGCAAGGCTACACCTGCCTGTGGCTCCTTGCAGAGAGCCATTTGGCCGTGCATACTTTCCCCGAACATGGCCGCACATACATAGAGCTGGCGAGCTGTAACGGTGCCAAGTACCAGCAGTTCCTCTCCCAGCTCTCTGCCATGCACCCCATGCCGCACGTTGATGGGGAGCAAAGCCAGTAACCAACTAACCCATACAATATGCCATTAGACGGAAACGAAATAAACAAACGCTCTACCCAAAAGCGGAGGCAGATACGAGAGGCACGGCTGCAAATCGTGTCCGAGCTGCGCCTGCAAGGTAAGAGTGTGCGCCAAATTGCCGATGCAGTAACGGCGCGGCTCCAGCTCAAGAAGAAAGTGAGCACTGGTACCATACACAGCGACCTCAAGCTCCTGCTCCAGCAGTGGAGGGAGGATAACAACCAAAACACGGAGGAGTGGGTGCAGCTTGAGGTAGCGCGTGTCGATATGCTCATTGCCGAGCTGTACGAGGCATGGGAGAAATCCAAAAAGGATTATGAGCGCACACGCGCCTCACAGGAGCGCAGACAAATGGAGATAACCGATAAGGAGGCCGAGGGCAACGGCCAGCCCAAGCCCAAAGCCACCAAGCACCCTGCCAGTTTCCTCAAGCAGTCGCAGAGCCGCGAGCAGGTTATTAACTATGGCAATGTTGGCTATATCTCCGAAATACGCAAGCTGCTGGAGTACCGTGCAAAGCTGCTGGGGCTGTATGCGCCCGACCGCAAGGAGCTGACAGGTGCCAATGGGCAGCCGCTTAACCCACCGACAACTAACACAACTATAACCGTGGAGGAGCTGACAGAAGATGAGTTGGCTACCCTCTATGCCATTGCCGCAAAACGTGATAAAAAAGCCCAGTAACATAGAGCTTACTGATGAGCTGCTGGATAAGGTGCAGGCTCTCATGTGCAGGAAAAGTTTTTACAGGTTTGTAGAAACTTTTTGGGCTGTTATTATCCCCGAAGAACCAGTATTTAACTGGCATATCAAGTACCTGTGCGATGAGCTGCAAAAGCTGGCCTACTACATTGTAAACCGCCTGCCAAAGCCCTACGACCTCATTATAAACATACCGCCTGGAACTACCAAGAGCACCATTGTAACCATTATGTTCCCTGCATGGCTGTGGACGCAAGATGCAACGCTGCGCGTTATCTCCAGCTCCTACTCCAGCGATGTGAGCCTTGACCAATCGCAAAAGAGCAAGGATATTATTACCAGCGAGAAATATATGCGCCTGTTCCCCGAAGTGGCCATAAGGCGCGACAAATCGGGCAAGGGCTACTATGGCAACACCGCTGGCGGCGAGCGTTACGTTACCTCTACTGGCTCCGCTGTAACTGGTAAACACGCCCATATCATTATAAACGATGACCCTCAAAACCCAAAGCAGGCAGAGAGTGAGCCGTTGAGGCAGCAGGCCATTGAGTTTACCAAAACGCTCTCCACACGTAAGGTAAACAAAAAGAACACGCCCACCATCACCATTATGCAGCGGCTCCATGAGGAGGATGTAACTGGCTACCTGCTCAAAAAGAAAGCAGATAAGATACGGCACATTTGCCTGCCAGCGGAGCTATCCCCCAATGTTAAGCCTGTGGAGCTGCGCGACAACTATGTTGGCGGCCTCCTTGACCCTGTGCGCCTTGATGCAGAGGTGCTGGCCGAGGCTCGCATTGATTTGGGCACACGCGGTTATGCTGGCCAGTATGAGCAGACCCCTGCCAGTGCAGAGGGTAACATTGTGCAGAAAGGCTGGTTCCAGTATGTGAGCCGTGCCCAGTTTGAGGCCATGCGAGGCAATGCCACCGTGCATTTCTTTGTTGATACGGCCTTTGATGAGAAGCACCGCAAGAGCGACAACGACCCAACAGGAGTGCTGGCAGCCTGCAAGATTGGCCAGCAGCTCTACATTATACACGCCAAAAAGGTATGGAAAACCTTTCCCGACCTCATTGCTTTCCTGCCCGAATACTGCCACGCATGGGGCTTTAACAAGCGCACCAGTACGCTGCGCATTGAGCCAAAGGCCAACGGCATTAGCGTTGTGCAGCAGCTCAAGGTTAGCACCGACCTCAATGTTACCAAAACGCCAACGCCGACCGATAGCAAGGGCACACGGTTAAGCACGTGCAGCCCCAAGGTTGAGTGTGGCCGCGTGGTGCTGGTGGAAGGAGAGTGGAACGAGGATTTTGTGGAGGAGGTTGCAGGCTTTCCCACCCAGTTGCATGATGAGTTTGTGGATTTGCTCTGCTATGCCATTGATTTCTTTCTAATAGCACCAAGGGAGCTGCCTGCTGGCCTAACAAAAGGCAGCTTTGGAGGGATTTTGTAGCACATTAAAACGTAACACAATATGAGCGTAATTGATTTTATTTACAGCAAGTTGAAAACGGCTGTCGGCTACCAGCAGTCGTTTGAGGAGCTTTTGAGTGCAGGCAACGTAAGCGATGCACTGGCTCTTATGAGTTGCGACAATCCCCAGCAGCTTGAGGCTCTAAAGCAGTACAATTTGAGCCAGCACCCCATTATGGAGCGCATGGATAAGGCCATATACGACAAAGATGGCAACTTCAAGGGCTGGGTTAAACGCTGGAAACTCCCACTGGCCTATGCCAAGTACATAAACGAGATGGCCGTGGTGTTCATCTATGGCCGCCCTGTGCAGTGGGTGCAGAGCAGCCAAAACACCGATGCCGCCTATAAGGCATTTACGGATTTTATCCGCACCACTCACTTTAACGCTCGCATACGCCAAGCAAAGCGACTGGCAGGAGCCGAAACAAAGAGTGCCCTGCTGTTCCATTGCTACCAAAACAAGGATGGCAAAGCGCAGTGCCTCATTAAGGTGCTGGCTAAATCGCTGGGCGATGATTTGTACTACATGAAAGACCAGTATGGGCGGCTGGTGTACTTTGCGCGTGGCTACTACCTGCGCGAGCGCGGAGGCTCCACGGCCTATTACGTGGATTTTTTTACTGATGATTACACCTACCACTGCAAACGCTCTAACATGGGCTGGCAGGTTGAGCGTGAGGTTAATTTCATCGGTAAAAAGCCCATTATCCTGCTTGAGCAGGAAACCGAGTGGGAGGGCGCAAATCACCTCATGGAGCGGCAAGAGTACGTTAAGAGCCGCACAGCCGATGTAAACGACTACATGGCCGACCCTGCACTGGTGGCCACGGTTGATGTGGTGAACTCGCTGCCCGATAAGGACACCGAAAACAAGCTCTATGTGCTGGGCGAAAAGGGAGAACTGCGCTACCTCACACCCGACACGGCCAGCGAGCTTAAAAAGCAGGAGAGCGAGGATAACGAGCGGCATATCTTCCGCGAAACCTTTACGCCCAACATTGATTTTGACACCATGAGCCGCCTTACCAACGTATCGGCCAAGGCTCTCAAGCAAATGATGGTGCTGGCAGACATAAAAGCCTCCATGCGCAAAGAGTCGCATGATGAGTACCTTGTGCGCACCGCCAACCTCATTATTGCCATACTCTCAAGAGTAACCAGCATCACACTCCATGCCGAGCTGGAGCGGCTGCTGGTGCAGCATGAGTACCAAGAGCCGTTTGGTGAGGACATCGTGGAGGCTATCAGCAACGCCGTTAAGGTTAAGAACGCTGGCGGCATGAGCGATGAAACCTTTATTGAGCTTAACCCCCTTGTGCGCGATAAGCAGCGCGAGAAAGAGCGCATCGCAAAGGAGCGCGAGGCGGAGGAGGCCAAGGAGGCAGAGGCCGCCAAAAATAGCGTGTTCAACTACCAGTAACCGCCCATTTCACACTTTTTATAAACAGCCCCACTATTTATAAATAAAAACCCTATGGCAAATAACATAGATTGGAAACAGGTTTACAGCAAGCTGGGCAAGCGCACAGAGTGGTATGCGCTTGCCGTGCGTGATACGTTCCAAACACGTATCGGCGAAATTGTGGCCATGTGCGAGGGGCTGGAGCTGGAGGAGGGCAAGCCATTTGCCTTTGCCGACTACGAGGAGATAGCCCCCAAGGTGGAGCAAAAGCTGCGTCAGCTCTATGCGGAGGTGTACCGCTCTATCCGTGGCAACATTGTGCGCGAATGGAACTATGCCAACGACACAACCGATAAGCTCATTAAGGGGCTGTTTGGCAAGGGCTGCATGGAGGACAACCACTATGCCCGATTTTTCCAGCGCAACAAGCAGGCCATGCAGCAGTTCCTCACACGGCAAACCAATGGCCTTGACCTCTCCCAGCGCGTATGGCAGTATGTGGGGCAGGCTCGCACCGACCTTGAGGCTGCACTTGATTTGGGGCTGGGGCAAGGCTTGAGTGCCGACACCTTGAGCAGGCAAGTGAGGGAGTACCTGCAAAACCCCGATGATTTGTTTCGCCGCTTTCGCTACAAAAAGGGCGAGGATGAGAACGGCAACCCCATATATGGCCGCAAGTGGAAAAAGCGGTGCTATGATAAGGCCACGGATAGCTTTTACTGGGTAGATTACAACCCCAAGGACTACCATACTGGCACTGGCGTTTACAGGAGCAGCTACCGCAATGCCATGCGCCTCACTCGCACCGAAACCAACATGGCTTACCGCTCTGCCGACATTACACGCTGGCAGCAGCTTAATTTTGTGTTGGGCTATGAGGTGAAGATGAGCAAGAACCACCCATGCACCGATATTTGCGATGAGCTGGCAGGTACGTACCCCAAAGAGTTTATGTTTGTCGGCTGGCACCCTCATTGCTACTGCTATATTGTGCCTATCCTGTGCAAGGAGGAGGAGCTGGAGCAGCTTACCGAGCAAATACTGCGTGGGGAGGATATAGATGGCTTTACGCCTGCTGGTGTGGTGAGCGAAATGCCGCCCCAGTTCACCAACTGGATAGCCGACAACACCGAGCGCATACAGGCCGCTCAAAGCCTGCCATACTTTATACGCGACAACTACAAGGGTGGCAACATTGCCAAGGGTTTCCGCTGGGCTGATGAGTACAAGAATGAGGCTGGGCTGGATAACTTTGCAAAGCTCATGGGCAAGGCCGAGATTGATGTCGATGCTCTTACAAAGATGCAGACCGCCACGGCCAAGGAGTTTGCCGAGGCCAGCAACTTTGTGGAGGCTGGTAGTGCTGGCGGCTTTCCTCTCTCCACCTCCATTACTCCCAATGGTGTGCAGTTTGAGGAGCTGGCCATGCTGACCGACCCCAACGAGCTTGCAGCCCTGTTGGCCGAGGCCAGCAAGGGCAACAACCTGCTGGCTCAATACTGCACCCCCGAACAGCTTGCAGAGCTGGAGCGCATAGCCACACAGGCCAAGTTTGCGGCCAAGGCAGATGGCAAGTTTTTGGTGGCACTGGATAAGGAAACGCTGGCGGCTGCGATAAATGGCGATACAGCCACTTTCGCGGCCAGCAGGTACGTTGGCACGAATTACAGCAAACTTTGCTCTGCTGCGCTTGAAAATGGCGTTGTCGGGGCTGATAGTGGAGCGGTGTGCATACTGGATTTGCCAAAGAGCAGCAGATACCTGCAAACCATGGCCAATGGAGAGCCTACTGCCATGCTCCTGCCCAACACCAAATTTAAGGTCGTAAGCTCCGAGGTTAAAACCGTTGTGCGCGGAGGCAAGGCCACACAGGTAACGCACTACCATTTGGAGCTGGCCGATGATGGCAGCAGCTTTGTTAAGGAGGTTGTAACGGCCAAGGCTCAAGCAAAGGCCGAGGTGGCCGCCTATAACAAGGCTGTAAAGGTGGCCAACAACGTGCTGGGAGCAGCCAGCAAAGGCCACTACGACCTGCTGGGCATTGATACAGCGGCACTGGAGGATATTGTGGCCACTGGCACCGCCTCCGAGATACAGGCCGCCACTAAAAAGCTGGCAAAGGAGATGGCAGCCGCCAAAAAGGTTGCCATGGCCGAGTACGCAGAGCAGCCTACCATGTGGGGATTGGTAAACGAGTTTGGAGAGGCCGATGCTGCTACCTTTATGGCCAACTGGCAAAAGCACATGGATAAGGCCAGCTATTACTCCACCGATGAGCTTTTCCTTAAAAAGGTTATCCAAAAGGAACTCTATTACGCAAAGCTCAACCCCACCAAGTACGCGACCACAGGCAAGTTTATTGAGTATTTTGAAAAGCTGGAGGTGCAATACCAAACCAAGATTGCACTCAAGGCCGTACAGCCCGAGATAGATGCCGTGGTGGTGTTTGCTCAAACCACCAAGAGCGCAAAGGTTAAGAACCTTGTTATGGAGCTGCAAAACCTCACTGGAGCCGCGCAACCCAACGAGGCTGCCATAAAGGCCAAACTGGCCGAGGTGCAAAAGGAGGTTGACCGCCTTACCAAGGAGAGGCTGGCAAGGCTCCGCAAGAAAGGTGGAGGTGGCTACGACATGGAGCAGTTCTATACAGCCGCCGACAAAGCAAAGAGGGATAAACTGGTGTTTGAGTACGAAAAGGCACTCACAGCGGCCAGTGGCAACGAGCGCGACTACAATGTAATTGGAGCCATGCAACGGCTGGCAGACTTTACAGCCGAGCTGGGAGAGCGTTATGCCAGCCTCCAGCCCACGCTGGCCAATGTTGATGGGCTTACCGAGGCACAGGTGCAAAAGGCCATTAAGGATTATTTCAGCCACGCGCCCATTAACCCGACCGCTCCCAGTGAGCCGTATGGTATATGGAGCAAGTCTATTGGTGGGGAAAATTGGTTTGGCCACAAAGCGGCCTGTGAGCAACTGGCAAAGGAGATACGTGCAATGGGTGGCAATGTTAGCGCACGTGAGCTGTCGCTTATTACCAGCTTTACACAAAGCTCTAACTTTATATGCGACTACCTGTATGGAGCCAGCAAGGTGAGCCTAATTACCGATGCAGCCGTTAAGGCCGATGTGGAGCAACTGCTGGCCAATTTCAAGGCAGCCATTAACAAGGCCATTGAGAGTATGCCGCGCTATAACGGCATTACATACCGAGGACTTAACATATACCCCGATGCCATTGCCGACCCTGCTAAAGATGCCTTTTGGCAGAGTATCATGCAGGCGTGGAGCAGCAAGGATAAAACGTGGACTATGGTTGCGCCCACCAGCTCAACAACCAGCATACACACAGCCGACCATTTTGCCGATGGTATTGTGCATCGCTCAAAAGGCCAGCGCGTAATAATGAAAATCCACGGCAAAACTGGCGTGGATATACATAAAATAGGCTATTTCGGTGGTGGTGAGAGTGAGATTACATTTAGGGCTGGCAGCAAGTTCCGTCTGCTCAAAGCTCCTTACCAGTGCAAAACAAGAGGGCTGGGGCAGGTTGGCGATTGGTGCATTGAGCTTGAGGAGGTGCTTTAATCGGTTGGCCGCTCTCCAGCCTTGTAGGCGGCCAGCATTCTCTCCTGCTCCTTTTCGGGTATTGCCTCCCACGGCTTATCTACACAGCGCACAAACCAGCTCTGCAAATGCTCCTCCCATGCTTTTTGTGTAGGCTCCTCCGTACTGGTGTACCAGTCTTTTTCAAAGCCCCAGTTAAAGCTCCGTGTGCCGTGTGTGTCTAATGTGTATGGGTCTTGTGCCTCTCCATGGTACCAGTGCAGATAATCGGGCATATCCTTTGCAGGCACAACATTGTGGAGAGGCTTATAAAAACGCTCTGCCATGCCATGCTCATACACGTACTGCACCCAGCGTTTGCAGCCGTTGCGCAGTGCGCCCGAATAACGGTGCATGGCAAACACCTGCAATGCCTCCAGTATGCTGCCAAATTCCTTTTGAGGCTCTTTGTGCAGCTCAAAGTAATAGCTGGGGTTACGCTCCTCAAGCTGGGAGTATTTTGCCCAGCCATTTGCCCAGTGGTATTCAAAACACCACAGCATAGAGGCCGTATCGTTGTAACGCTCGCACCAAGCTCCTTGCTGGTCGTTGACCTCCTCAAAGGGGTTGGTGCGCTCGCCGTTGTAGTACAGGTATTTGGTATCTTGCTGGCTCATACGTGTAATTTTCTGCAAAGGTAGTCATAAAACGCGCAAATACCTGCCAATGTTGTGCCTAACTTTTGGAAGAATGGCTATTTTACCGCCTCAATGGCCGTTAATTCCTTGTTGAAAATAAACTCACTCTCCTGTATCTCATAGCCTCCAAAGGAGTTTTTGGCGCGATACTTGAGCGTCATGGTGTAGCCGAGGTGTTCGTAAGGGTCTTTGCCCTCCTGCTCCCTCATGGCTCTAAAACGTGCCAGCATAGAGTCGATGCTGTCGTTTGGATAGCCGCGCTCCTTGCAGCCCTTTTCTATAAGCTCCAAGGCGGTGCTCATGGGGGTTACTTTGCCAAGGTTGCTTTGCTTGATACACTCATAACTGGCAGGGTCTTTGAGGTGGCTTTGCATATACTCCTCAATAAGTGCCTCCGCTTTTTGTTCGGGGGATTTGGTGCAGGCTCCGAGGGAGAGCAAACAGGCGGCCATTGCCGCTACTTTCAAAAATTGGTTCATTAGCCTTGCAGGTGCTTTTGTTGGATTGCCTAATTTTGTACCCAGCATGGCAGCAGCCCTGTGTAGGCAAAAAAGCGCAGGACATTTGCCACAGCTCGCAAGGGTCACCACAACCCAGTAACTCACATGGCATAGTCCTACGCTGTGCGTAGATACACTACACCCATAGTGAGTTACTTTGTTTTTAGCCCCTTTTTGCTTTTCGGAGGTGGTGAATTCTGCGAGCTTAAAGGCTAATGTTATGCTTTAGAGCCGACAAATCAGCTCATTATGGGTGCAAAGGTAGTCGGTTTTCTTGAATATACCAAACAAAAACAGGCCAAACAGAGCTTTTACACCCCATTTGGCCTGCACCTAAACAATCTATTACCTGTAAATGCCTTTAGCTTTGGTATCGCTCCACAAACTCCGTTACCACCTCCCTCATATCTGCTGGCAGCTTACTCATGGCCGCAGTAAAGAGGCGTGAGGGTATTGCGTGGGTGCCATAGCCAGCTTCAGCAATGGCTCCAGTTATGCAGCCCAGTGTATCTGCATCGCCTCCCATGGCCACGGCCAGCCTTATAGCGTCCTCAAAGCTGCTGCTCTCAAGGTAGCACTTAATTGCCACTGGCACGGTGCCCATGCAGCTCTCATCAAAGCCGTATGAGCGTTTGCACTCCATTAAGTCAAAGCTCAAATCATAGCTAAACTGCTGCTCAATGGCCTGCTTTATATCCTCCTTTGTGAACTGCTTTTGGCGAGCCATAAAAATTGCAGATGCAGCGGCCACCGCTCCCTTGATTCCTTCGGGGTGGTTGTGTGTTACCTCCGCACTGCGATAAGCAGCCAGTTTCGTTGCGTAGAGCGTATCAAAAGCCCAGCCTATTGCGGCCACCCTCATTGCCGAACCATTGCCAAAGCTGTTATAAGCTCCCATACTTTCATCGCGTAGCCACATGGCAAAATTGCCTCCATAGCTGCCTTTGGGGTTCGGGTACCTGCTGCCCCATTTGCGCATAGTGTCGGCGTAAGGCTGGCCGTTCAAAATCGCATCGGCCACGGCCACACACATAATCGTATCATCAGTGTAGTTGCTGCCAGCAGGCAGTAGCTCAAAATTGTAGTTCTTTGTGGGCGCAAACTCATACGTGCTGCCCACCATATCGCCGATAATTGCTCCTATCATTCCGTTGGTCTTTTATTGCGTGGAGCGCGTAGCACCTCCAGCTTTTGGATTAAACAAAGTTCATTCTCATAGGGCTTGTGTGTTATGTTGCGGTTCTGCAACGTAACCAGCCCAATGCCCAGCACACGCTGGGGCAGGTAGTCGTATATGGCCTTTTTGCTACCAAAGAGCCACAGGGTTCTGCCCTCATAGGGTTCGCCCTTGAGCTGCACCAGTATAGCGTTGTTTCCACCCTCTGCCATAGTTATAGCTTTTTAATGGGTACGCCACACAAAATGCGATGCTCGCACTCTCCATGGAGGAAATCAACGGCCAGCACGGCAATAGCTCTGCTCTGCACCGAGTGGCAGCGCGTGGGGATGTCGTTGTAGCTCTCAATCTTGTTGCACAAAATATGTATGGCCTCCTTGTAGCCCTCCTTAACGGCTGCATTGCGCCGCTGGTTGATTTGAGGCTCCTGTATGCGCTGGCCAATGGCAGCAATGACGGCCTGTATTTCTTCTTCGGTTCTTGTAATCATGTTGCTTGTTTATTGTTGCCAGCGGAGAGCCTGCACACTCCGCTGGCAGGGTTATTAAAGTTGCTCTACACCCAGCAGGCGTTTTGTTGCGTAGAGCGCGTTACTGGTTAGCTGGCGTTGCCATGCCATGTTGCGAGGTGACCACTTAAATGCGGCCTGTTTGAGCTTTGCAATCATGTCGGGTTCGGGCTTGCCATCAAAGTGCAGCCTTATGCGCTCCTCACTATTGCACAGCTCAACGGTTACACCATCCAGCTCTATTGTGCGGTCGGGAGTGTTGGCAATGGTGGTGAGGCGGTCAAGCCGTGCCTGTGTGTCTTTGATTTTGGCAAGGTTGTTGGTGAGCTGGTAAGGCTGAAAGCCCTTTTTGAGGAAAGCGTATTGCGGTTCCTCAAGGAGCTGCATGGCTGCTTTCTCACTCATGCCGAGTGCCACCAGCTCATCCACCTTTTCCACCTCTGCAAGGCTCTTTTTGCGGATAATGGCATTGGCGGCTTTCATAAGCTCCTGCAATGCGGTGAGCTTTTCCACCTTATCCTGCAACCGCGCAATCTCCTCCCAGCCAGTGAGCCGTGCCTGCTTGTTGGCTCGCTGCACAAACCGCTCTGCCCACTTATCCAGCTTTTCACGTGCGCTGCGCTCCCAGCCGTTGAGCTTTTCGGCACGGCGCACAGGGAAACGTGCAGGGCCAGTGATAAAGCTGCTTATGCAACGGCTGTATGCAGAGAGCCAGTTTGCGTACAGCTCAAGGTATCGTTTTTCAAAGTGCTCATGCAGCTCAACAGGTAGCTGCGCGGTGTACTGGCGCAACTCCTTTTCGCAATCGTTGAGGAGCATTTCGCCGCGTTTGTCGGGGTCAAAGCTGGTGCCTTGAGTGGCACGGTAAGCCAGTTGTTTAAGAGCCATTACGGAGGCTCTGCGTTCTATTTTCTCCATATCTCGCTTAATTTACAGGGTTAATAAACTCAATGCCGTTGTAGTTGAGGAGGCCACCAGCCTCCAGTATGCTCTCCAGTGCATTGCGGCCACCAATAGGGGCATAAGGCACAAAGGAGTCGCTGTCGTGCTTAAATTTGAGGTAGCCCATGCCCTCAATGTAAAAGCCCCAGCCATGTGCATTGGCAACGCCAATGGGAGCCTTAAACTGGAGGCCATCAAGCCGCACAATTTGGAGCTGCTTGTTGAGCTGTTTGGTGGTGTGTTTTGTTGCCATACCTGTTTGCTTTATTTGGGGCTGGCTGCTACACCAGCCCCAGTGTTTTACTTTCGGTTATTCTTCTCTTTTATCATGCTCTCCACAACGTGTATGGTGTTGCACAAATCATCGTGGAGCATCCAAAAGTATTCGTTTGCTGGCATAGCCGAGAGGCGTATGCGCTCGCCCCTGCCATTTTGGTATTTAAGCTGGCGAGCTTTGCGCTGGGCGGCCTCCTTTGAGGCAAACACAACAGCTATGCCGTTGGCAGGTACAATGGGCGCACCCTTAAAGCCTTTGCCAATTCCGCAGTAGCAGTACATACCTGCCACATCGTTGTGCCCATCTGCGTAGCCTGCTGCCACCCATTTGCCCATGCTGTTATATGCCAGCTCTTGCAGCCGCTTGCCATAGTCGGCCATATCGTTGAGGTACTTTTGCTGCTCTGCTGTGAGTGTGGCAGCCTCCTGTGTTGCTTTGTTCGTTTCCTGTGCCATTGTGTTGTTACTTTATGAGTTCTCCATTTTGCCATATCCAAAGCATGGCATCTTGCCCCTGCCAGCTAAAATCAAAGGCTTTGTTTACTGGGTTATATTTGCCCTCAAGCTCCGTGCCCTCCTTGAGGCCGCGTATCTCTGCAAGGCACCAGTAACCAAAATCAGTTATCACCTTTACGCGAGCCTTTGCCTTAATCGTTTTTGTCATAGTTATGCCTCTATTTAGTTGTTAATCGTTCCTGTATTGTGTTCGCCTTACATACCCTATGAGTGTGTAAATATGCCATTTCCATGTTGCAGGCTCATTACGGCGAAAAATAGTCCACCCCGAACCATACCTCACTCCGTTCATGTACGCTAATTTGCCAGCAACTATAAACTTCTCCTTTCGGGTAATGGTTACATACCTTTTTGCTTTCGGCCTTGCATTTACAATACGCTGTATAACGCAATGCAGTTGCTCAAATGTAAGATTATCGAACATAGTTTGCTTTTGGTGTTAGAGGGGCTGGGCTGGCCAGCCCCATGTTGGTTAATATCCTGCTTTGGTTTGTTTGGTGTTTGCCACAAATACGGCGTTGGAGCCTGTAAGGGTTATCTCTCCGCAAGGTACCCAATCGCCGTTTGAGTAAACTTTGGTCTTGCTGCCACTTACCTCATGGCCTTGCTTAATAAGTTCTCTCATGCGCTTTTTAGCGGCTGCCACGCTGCAAAAGCTATCGCTTTGGCCTGTGGTCTTGTCATATACACTGCACATCATCATAGCTGTATGGTATTTAAGTTGTTATTATGCGTTTACTAACTCTTTAAGTTCTGCCAGCTTTGCCTCCAGCTCCTTAATGCGGAGGTTGCGCTTGCTTAATTCTCCCTGCAAGGTGTTGCGGTGGTCGGCGAGGTTGCTGTACTGCTCCTTGTAGCCCTCTACTTTGCCCATTTGGCGGTACACCTCCATGGTCATGTGCTTTGTTACGGAGAGCTGGCGGTTTTTTACCCACCATGCGCAAAAGGCATCTTTATCCATTTCGCTTGCCACGTACTCCTCATGTACTTTGGCAAATATCTCATCGGTGAGGTAAACATTGGTGCGGTCTATAAATTCGTGTAGCTCCATATTGTTTTTTTGTTTTTGAGTTTTCTAAAGGCGTTCATTATTTGTACGCTGCGAAGTTAGTGGAAAGAATTAAGATACCAAACAATGAAACCAAGAAACCCACTATCTTTAACATTCTTTAACCAAAATCGCACCGAATTGAGTTAGAATTACTTTCAAAAATTGGGCGTACCTTATATGTACGCCTTGAAATTATCCGACTATCTTTGCACCGAACACTTAAAGCAAGTAACGCAATGAACAAAAAACTTTTACAGGTATTGGAGGCCAAATGCACGGACATGGGGCTATCCAAGGATTCTATCCAGCAAATTGCAACCGTTGCAAGCAATGGGCTGGCAGAAGATGCGACCGATGAGGCTATTGAGCAACGCGCAAATGAGTACCTGCCTGTCCTCAAAACCATGCAGGCCGAGGCTACCCGATGGGCGCAAGGCAGAAAGCCTAACACTCCCCCTGCAACACCGCCCACGGAGAAACCGCATGAGGCCGATGTGGATGCCATTGTAGAGGCAGTAACCGCCAAACTCCAAACCAAACTTGATGAGCAGACTACAACTATCACCCAGTTGCAGGCACAGCTTGCCAAGAGTGAGCGCGGCAATCTCATTGCAGCCGAAACCAAAAAGCTGGGGCTTACCGAGGCTGATATGGAGTTTATCACAATTCCCGATGATGCCGATGTGGCCGACTATTTGGGCAGGTACAAGCAGAGCCTTGTTGACCGAGGCTTAAAGCCTGCCGACAAAAACGTGACCGCAGAGCAGCAGAACCAGCAGCAGGTAGAACTGGCCAAGGAGCTACTTGCCGAGTGCGAGGCTAAATAATACTAATTTTTAATCACAACGAGCAATGAAACGCAAAACAAAAAGCTATGGTGGCAGCCGTCCGTGCAGCACCCAGCCCCCTGTAATGGTTACAGGCGGCTTTACGCTTGACCCTGCTCAAACCAACCTGCCTGTTGGTGCTGTGATACCCTTTGGCACTCTTGCCTGTGTTGATGAGGCCACGCGCCTTGCCAAGCTCATTAAGAGTGCGCGAGTGGTAGCCATTGGCACCGATGCCAAAGAGGTAACACTGGAGGCAGACGAGTTTAGCAAGCCCCTGTTTATGGTGGGCGATACGGTGCAAAGCGACCTTTCTGCCACTCTTGCCAACTCTCCGAGCATTTCAGCCGTGGCCGACACCGAGGCTGGGGTTAAAATCACCCTCTCCAAGGCTATCACTGGCCTTGCAGTAGGCAGCGGCCTTTATGAGGTTGTGGCCGATGGCACCAACGTAAAGCTGGTGGCAGAACCCAACAGCATCACCATTGGCACCTACGAGAGTGCCGAGGTGCAGGAGGAGCTGGCCGACACACAAATTGATGTTACACGCGACAGCGGTTGTGGTGAGATTTACGCTCGCCGTGTACCGCCTGTGCCTGCCAAGTATCTTGAGGGCAGCCTGCTCAAGGGTACCAAGGTGGCCTACACCCAGTCGCTCTAATCACGAAAGGAGGTAACACATGGAATCTATTTTTAACAAGGTAAACATTAAAACCATTCCTTTGAGCCTGCTGGCCACCCTCAAAATCATGTTTGATGAGGCCAGCAAGCAGCAGAAAGCCCTCTTTGAGCAGCTTTATGTTGACCGCTGGTTTAGCTACAACCTGCCGCAGATGGGGCTTACCGCCAAGGCTCTCCAGTCGCGCTACAAAGTGCGCTTTATGGCCAGCGTTATCGGCAACAACGCTGCCACTCCTCTGCGCCCCTCCGATGGCTTTGCCACCTTTGAGGGCGAAATCCCGCGCATGGGTCACAAGTTCCCCATGACCGCCGACAACCTCCGCAAGCTGCTGGAGGTGCTGGAAAGCCCCCGATACACCGACCAGCAGAAGTTTGCCGAGGTTAAGCGGCTGCTCATGGGCGATGTGAAAGAGGCATATTTGGGTTGTAAGGATACCGTTGACCACATTATCCTGCAAGCCCTCTCCAGTGGCGGTGTGGCCGAGTTCACGCCCCAGCTCAACAACCCCGATGGCCGCCGTTACAGGGTGGACTACTCTATGCCCGATGCCAACAAACTTGTTGCCACAACGGCATGGGATAAGGAGAACGAAAGCAAGGTAAATCCCTTTGTGGAGCTTGCCGATATTCGCTACACATTTGCCAACAAGGGCATTTCGTTTGGCGAAATCCTTATCTCGCCTGCGCTGTATTACTGGTTCCTCAATACCCAGTCAGTACGCCGCGCAATCCGTGGCACCGACAAGATGGCTTCGCCCATCACCCCTGCCGAGCTTTCCCAAACCCTCAAAGCCTACGAGCTGCCCGACTTTACCATCGTAAACAAGCGCAACGCCGTGGCCGAGGATGGCAAGCGTAAGCCCACGCTCATCAACCCCTACGATGATGATGTGCTGGTGTTCAAGCCTGCTGGCATAATCGGCGAGGTGCAGCCTGCTTTTGAAGATAACAGCATTATCCCAGAACCCGATGTAACCTACATGGATGCCGTCCACGGTATTCGTGTTGCCAAGTGGCAGGTGGGTGAAAGCACTGGGCAGCAGGCTGGCGAGTACACACAGGCAAGCTGGCGTGCGCTCCCTGCCATTACCGAGATTGAGAGCATTGTAAACTACCGTGTGCGCAACCTTGATGCTGGCAAGACCGACACCGAGGGAGAGGCCGCAAAGAGCTAAAACCGAGTAGAGCATGAATAACTTACAGGCCATAGGTTGCGAGGTTTCACCGTATTGCAGCGGAGATAACGAGTTGGAGCTTGAAAAGGCTCTGCTCTCCGCTTGCAAGCGAGCTGGTGCCACACTGGCCGCAACGGAGGAGTACACGCCCGACAACGACCGCATTATTGCACTGGCAGCAGTAATGGTGCTGGTGAAATACCTCTCACTCTCCAGCGAGAAAGAGGGCGAGTGGTCGCAAGGCTACAACGATAAGCTCAAGGAGCGCATTGCGTTCCTGTGCTGCAAAGCAGGTGAGCCTGTTGAGGAGTTCCTGCCCGATACGGTTATTACGCTCACACACGCCTCAAATAGATTTTAAGCCATGGCAAGCCGTTACACCGACACCCTGCAAATGCTCAAAACCAGCCAAGCCACGCGCAATGCCGTGGGTGATTTGGTTGGTGGCAGCTCCGAGTGGGTAACACTCACAAAGTGCCGCGAGGAGCCGAGCGATGGAGGTACGGAGGTTTCCACGGTAAGCGCACGTGCAATAGATAAGAGTTCTGCCATTTTCTTTCCTGCCAATGCCCCAGCCGTGCCAGTAAACGCCGAAATACGAGTATTAGGCGCAGATGGCACGGTGCAGGTGCATGGCAAGGTAATGAGATACAAACGCTACAAGCATTATGGCAAAATATGGGTTTAGTGCTGCCTTTAGCCAAGGCGAGGTGCATAACACCTTTGCCACGTATGCCCTCCGCATACACCGAGCCATTGAAACGGTTATGCAGTACATTGGTGAGGAGTGCGTAAGGATAGCAAGGGAGCAAGGAACCTATAACGACATAACAGGCAACCTGCGAAACTCTGTCGGCTATGTGCTGGTGCGCAATGGCGATATTATCTGCAAAAACTTTGAGGAGCGTGTGGCCTCCAAGGTAGTTGATGCTGCAAACGGCAAAGGCATATTGCAAGGCCAAGCACTTGCAGAGGAGCTGGCAAAACGCTTTACCAAGGGCTACGCCCTCATAGTTGTAGCTGGTATGCACTACGCTCACTATGTGGAGAGCCTAAACAAGGACGTGCTGGATAGCGCGGAGCGTTACGCCCAGCAACAGGTGCCCAAGCTCATGCAGATGCTCAAAACTCAAATTTATAAAAACGCTGTATAAGATGGCAAACGTAGATGAAATACCCATGCAGGAGGATATGCAGTTTAACACGCTGCAAGATGATATACTCTACATGGTGCTGACCGCCTCCGAGCTGGCACAGGAGCTTACTGGCACTATTCGCAAGTGCCAAAAGCCCCAGCGCAACCAGCCGCCCAAGGTGGAGGATTGCATCATTAGCAGCCTCTCCATTGAGGCAGGTAGTGTGCAGTTTGGCACCAGCAATGTAAACATCTACGTTCCCGATATTCCAGCCTGTACGACACACTCAAGCGAGCCAGCCGACACGGAGGCCGCAACAGCGCGTATCAAGCAGCTTGCAGGGCTTGCATACGCCGCTCTCAAAAGCCATTACTGTGAAAATGGCTGGGCGTTTGAGTGCGTTGCGCAGGATGTAATTGAGGAGGCAGCCCTGCATTGCCACCGTATATGGTTCAAAGTAAGATTTAATTTTCATAACTCATAAACAACAAACATCATGGGAGTAATTTCACTGGGTCTTTCCGAGATACAGGTGGGCAAAATCGCTACTGATGGCGGTGAGGCTACCGAGTACAGCAAAATCGGTAAAACCTACCAAAACACCTGCAAACTGGTGCAGGAGAAAGCCGATGTTACGGAGCATTACGAGGAGGGGCAGAGTGCGCCCGAAGTACGCAAGAAGAAGAAAAAGGTGCCTATCCTCACATTCTCCATCATGGACCCCGACCCCACATTCCTCCAAGCCTATTTGGGCGGTGAGGTAACGGGCGAGGGCGATGATATGGAATGGAGCTGGAGCGATACCGATGAGGATATTGAGGCCAGCATCCGCGTTATCCCCGAAATCGGCCTTGTTTACACCATTCCACGCGCCGACATTGAGGCCGTGCTTAACGCTGATATGTCCTCACAGGGCATTAACCTTGTGGACTTCACCGTTACGCCCCTCAAGCCCAAAAAGGCAGGTGTCAAAACGATGCGAGCACGTAAAAAGACCGCCACGTTCCCTGCCAAATCCTAAACGGCAACCCTAACCTAAAGCCCACTATGCACACGCAATAAGGTGCGTGGTGGGCTTTTTAATTCCACTCACAATGCAAGAAGAAAAAGTACAGGATATGCAGGCCATTGAGGCCGAGAAAAAAGAGTTGCGCCTGCTCATCGGGCAGGGCATTAGCTTTGTGGTAGATTACCATGAGGATAAGGTGGTGCGCATACCGCGTTACCGCTACTTCCAGCGGCTACTCACCAAAAAGCGTGTGGTGAGAGAGGAGAAACAAGTGGAATTTATCATCAAGGAGCCAACAGCCTTTACCCTTGACCGCCTCTCACTGGAGTACATAGAGCTGGCCATGGATGAGGAGAAGATAAAGAGCAACCCAAGGCAGGAGGCTCGCAAGCTCTTTGCCAAGCACAACAGGCGCATGGCGCGTATTGTTGCCATTGCCTCACTGGGCAACGACTGGGAGAACGAGCAAAAGCTCTCCGAGCGCACCGAGTTCTTTTCGCGCTGGCTCAAAAACAGCACCCTGTGGGAGCTGGTGCAGGCCATTGACCTCACAAACAATTTAGCGGATTTTATCAACTCTATGCGATTGTTATCCAGCGCAAGGACAACAATACCGAATCGCATAGAGAGCCAACAGGATTAAACAGCCTGTATGGCCAACGTGGGGCAATATGCGCATACTTCCACTGGACGTGGGAGTACCTCACTAAAGGTATTGCATGGGCAGTTGTGCAGCGTATGCTGGCAGACCAAGCACGATACGATGATGAGGAGAGTGCAGGAGCAGGCAGCGGCAACGGCCAGTTTGAGAGCGGTGACATGGAGCTTACCGAAGACAACGTAGATGATTTTGTAAACTATATAAACAGCCTTACATAGTGGAAACTAACAATGGAGCATTAGCTTTTGATGTGCTTATACGCGACAGCAACATAAATGAGATGCTGGCGCGTGATGAGCAGCGCATTATGCAATTTAAGGAAACCGTTGAGGAGGGTTCCAACGACATAGTGCAGAGCTTTGGCAATATAGGCAAGGCCGTGGCTGGGCTGGCCGTTACTGCCATGCTCAAAAGCTGGGTTACTGATATGATTTCGGTGCGTGGCGAGTTCCAGCAATTGGAAATTGCCTTTAGCACCATGTTAGGCAGTGCCGAAAAGGCCAGCAACCTCATGGGCGAGCTGGTGAGCACCGCCGCGACCACTCCATTTGATTTGCAGGGCATAGCCAACAGCGCAAAGCAACTGCTGGCATACGGTGAGAGCGCAGACACGGTAAATGATACCCTTGTAAGGCTGGGTAACATTGCCAGTGGCTTGAGCATACCGCTCAACGACCTTACTATGCTGTATGGCACAACCATGGTGCAGGGTCGGCTCTTTACTCAAGATGTAAGGCAGTTCATGGGTCGAGGCATACCCCTTGTGCAGGAGCTTGCAAAAGAGCTGGGCAAGACGGAAACCGAGATTAACAACATGGTAACTGCTGGCCAAATTGGTTTCCCCGAAGTGCAAAAGGTTATTGAGAACCTAACTAATGAGGGTGGTATGTTCTTCGGCCTCATGGAGGAGCAATCCAAATCCCTCACTGGCCAAATCTCCAACCTTGAAGATGCGTGGGATATGATGCTCAACGACATGGGCACCAACATGGAGGGCATTTTATCGGGTGGCATTTCAGCCGTGGCCACACTGGTAGAGAATTACGAAACCTGCCTCAAGGTTATGGGGTCGCTCATTGCCATTTATGGCTCTTACAGGGTGGCCGCCGCTGCTGTGGCTATTGCCCATGGCAACAGCACCAAAATGGCCGCACTGGATAACGTAGTCCTCAAGGCTCGCACACTCCTCATGGGCGGCCTTACCAATACAGGCAAAGCCTATGTAATGCAGCAGGGAGCACTCACAGCAGCCCAGCAGGCATATAGTGCAGAGCTGCAAAAGGCTCTCACACTGGAGCAGCAGGAGAGCATACTGCGCAGCTTAAAGGTGCAGGCCATACAGGGTTTGCTCACACAGGAGCAGGCTCTTTACTTGAGCCGCCTAAATCTCAACAACACCAGCGTTGAGTATTTGGCAGCAGCGGAGAGCATACTTAACGCCGACCAGCGGCAAGCACTGGCCAAGCAGAACCTCACACGCAACAGCACCCAGTATGTTGTTGCCATTGAGAACACCATTAGGGCACAGCAGCAGGAAAACGCCGCCACCATGGCCACCCTCCGCGCCGAGGCTGCCACGCTCAAGCAAAAGCAGGCAACCCTGTTGCAGGAGTACCGCACCAGCCAAAACAAGATACAGCAAACACGTGTGCAGATTGCGCTGGCACAAGCAGAGGGCAATGTCGAGGCCGTGGCCATGCTCAAGGAGCAGCAGCACAACCAGCTCAAGCAGCACAGCATCATTATTAGCGACCTCAAGGCCACACGTACAGCCAAGGAGGCCGCTACGCAGAAGATTTCAACGCTGGCCACCCAGCAGGCTGCCATTGCTGGTAAAGCCAAGGCTGCCAGCGACACAATGCAGGTTACTACCAGCGGCCTGTTGAGTACCGCCACAACTTTCCTTACCGCCAAATTAAAGGCTTTGTGGGCAACCATGATAGCCAACCCCATTACGGCCATTATCACAGCCGCCACCACGCTCATTAGCGTACTTATGATGTTTGGCCAAGAGGAGGAGGAGGCCACCAAAATACAGGGTGAATTTAATGAATCGGTTGCCGAGAGTTACAGCAAAATGAACCTGTGGTTCTCTATCCTCAAAAACAGCTCCAGCAGTTCCAAGGAGTACAAGGATGCACTGGGCAAGGTAAACCAGTTGTGCGAGGAGCATAAAATTGCCGTACTGGAGGAAAATGCCGCACTTGAGGAGCAGATACGCAAGCACGATGAGCTTATAGAGGCTGTGGAGCGTAGCACCGCCGCCAAGCTCAAGGCCAAATACATTGAGCAGGAGCAGGCCGAGCTGCAAAGCAAGCAGGAGAGCCGACTGGAGGATTTAATCAAGGAGGCCAAAGATGCCTCATTCCACCGCATAGAAATGGCCACCGTATATGCTGGCGATATTTATACGCAGGCATACCAGTCCGTAGAACACGCTGCAACCAACATACGCAATGCCACTGATGCGCTGTGGGCAAGTGTGCAGGTGCGAGCCGTACAGGGTGCGGAGGAACTGGCCACGCTTACTGGAACCGCTTACACCGAGGCACACGATAAGCTCATTAACGACATACTCACTCGCATACAGGAAACGACTGGTGCCACTGGTGAGGAGTTGAGCGAGTTCCGCGAGGTTGTAACAGCCTTTGTGGATAACACTATTGAGGATAGCCAAAAGTGCATGGCCAATGTTGCTATTATCGAGCAGCAGGTGGCAGGTATGTTTAGCGGCCAGCCAATAGACAACAACGTAAAGGAGGAGATTGATATTACCACCTTGAGCCTTGAGGAGCTGCACAAGCTGGTCGGCCAGTTAAGCGGCTCCACCGTTACCATTAACTGCCAAACATACGGCTTTGAGAATGCACTGGCCATGCTCAATGCTGTAAAATCCGAAATAACCACCAAGCAAAACAACCTTAACACCGAGAACGGCATAAATGATGAGGTTAAACGCCTCAAGGATTTGCGTGGTGCAGCCGAGCTGGGCAGCCAAGCGTGGAAAGACTACAATACGCAGATTACCACATTGGAGGCCAAGCTGCCTAAAACTGGCAAATCAGCTCAAAGCGCAGCCAAAAAGGTTGCCGATGCCCAAAAGGAAATTGACCAAAAGGTTATTGATTTAGGGCTGGAGGTTGAGGAGAGCCGACTTGCCCTTATTAAAGATGGCTTTGAGAAAAGGCAGGCCGAGCTGGAGGCACAGCACCGCAAGGAACTGGCTCGCATTGATAAGGAGCAAAAGGAGCTGGCCGAGAAATACAAGGCCGCCAAGAAAACCATGCCTGCTGATGTGGTGGCGCAATACGATGAGTTGCGAGCCAATGAAAATGCCAGCTACGAGATACAGCGCAGTGAGCTTGTTGGCACCGAGATTGAGGAGCGCAAAAAACAATACACCCAGTATTACAAGTGGGTTGAGGCATACGGTGTAGAGGTGGCCAATAACCAGTTTGCCGCCCTTGTTGAGCAAGGCAACACCTATGAGGCATGGTTACAGGCCAAAGTGGCCGCTTTACAGGCTAAACTGGATAACGGCACCATTACGGAGGCCGATGGCAACGCGCTCATTGCCTACCAAGAGCAGCTACGCCAAGTGCAGGGAGTAAAAACCGAGATGGAGAAGTTTACCGAGGCTCTAAACAAGGCCAAGGAAAACAGCAAAACACTGGGCGATTACCTCTCCACGCTTGCACAGCGCAAGATGGAGCTGCAACAGGGCAAGGGCGGCCTCATTGGTGAGGATAGAGCCAAGGCCATACAGGATATTGACCGCCAAATTACCGAAACCACGGAGCAGTTGCAAAAGCAGCTCCTTGAGACATACAAAACCAATGCCCAGTTAAGGCTGGAAACCGAAGAAAAGTATGAGCAGGAAATTACATGGCTCAAACAGCATGGCTATGCCGAGCAGGCCGCACTGGCCGAGAAAGCACGGACTAAGGCCGTTGCGGAGATTGATGCCACGCGCATACAGGCCACCGATAGCTGGAAATCTCTCTTTGCCAATGCCGAGTATTTGAGCAGCAGCGCATTTGATAGTGTGCTGGCCAGCCTCAAGCAACAGGTGGAGGCCATTGGTGATGTAGATATTAAGACTCGCCTCATGCAGCAGCTTGAGGAGCTGGAACGGCAAGTGGTTGGTAACAAAAACCCCTTTAAGCTCCTTGTAAGCTCCATTAAGGCATACAACGCAGCCGCCGATGGCACCCCCGAAAAGAGCAAGAAATTTGCGCAGATGTTTGACAGCATTGCTGGCAGCATTGATTTTGTTAAACAGGGCTTTGACAGCGTGGTTAATGGCCTCAAAGAACTGGGGCTTGCTGGCGATGAGGTAACGCAGGAGTTACTGGGAGATATTAGCAACATGATGGGCGGTGCTGCCCAGCTTGCCAAAGGTATCTCAACCAGCAACCCCATGGATATTATTTCGGGTGGTGTTAGCCTCATTACCTCTGCCATATCGCTCTTTGATAGCACCAGCCGCCGCATTAAGCGCGAAATGAAGGAGCACGAAAAGCAGCTCAAGGCGTTGCAGCGCGTGTATAGCGAAATCTCATGGCGCGTTGATAATGCCGTGGGTGAAAATTACTACTCCGAGCAGCGCAAGGCCATTGAGAACCTTAAAAAGCAGAAACAGGAGTACCAAGAGCTTGCACGGCTGGAGCAGAGCAAGAAGAAAAAAGACCGTGATGATGATAAGGTGCAGGAGTATTTGGCCGCCGCCGAGCAGGCAGAGCGAGATATTGCCGACATCGAAAAGCAAATCACGGAGAGCCTTGTGCAAACCAACTTCCGAGATTTGGCCAATGAGCTGTCCGAGGTGTGGGCTGATGCCTTTAGCAACATGGAGGATAGTGCCAAGAGCTTTGATGAGGTTTGGAACACCACCATAGCAAATGCCGTTAAGAACTCCCTCAAGCTAAAGCTCATTGAGCCTGTTGTAAACCAGTTCACCGAGGCACTGGCCTCCTACATGGGCAGCCATAACAACAGCGTTGCAGGCTTTGATTTTGCCAAGTGGAAACGTATGCTGCAAAACGCTGGCGATGCCTTTACCGAGGGGCTGCAAAGTTTTGAGGAGTATTTCAAGGATTTCAGCGATGATGTGGATGGCACCAAGGAAACGCTGGAGGGGCAGATACAGGGCTGCACCGAGGACACGGCAAGCATGGTGGCTGGAGAGCTTACCACAATGCGCATACGGCAAATGGAGATGCTTATGGTGCAGCAGGAGTTTAACAGCTCCATGCGTAGCATCGACAACAACATTAGACAGGCTCTTACCTACCTGTCGGGCATACATACCAACACAGGCGCGGCCAATACGCATTTGAGAGCCATTACCACCACACTTGAGAACATAAGAACAACCATTGCCAGCGACCCATTGAGGGCTAAAGGCTTAAACCAGTAAGCGCATGGAACGATTAGAGCATTTACAGCAGCTCATGGCTCATGGCCATTGTGCAGAGAGCGTGAGCAAGGTGCATAACAGCAGGAACCGAGCCAGCCGCCTTGTAGAGGCATATTTCTACTACATAAAGGAGTGCGTTAAAAAGGATTTCCCCGACCTCTCTTTTATGCGCGGATACATGGGTGCCGAGGCGGCCATATATGGCGGCTTTATTGATACCGTGGGCGAGGTGCAGCCATTGCGCCGCAACGCCTTTATAGGAGATTGCGATGCCTCATTTACTGGCTCCCAGTACAACATTTACCTGTGCTGGGTACGCCACAACAGCAAGCTCAAGGTGGTGGCCACCGACCACTGCCACCTGCATATAGATTGCTTTGAGAACTCCAGCGTGGAGGTGGTTATCTCCAGCCCAGCGGCCATGGTACGGATTAACCAATATGGCAACAGCAAGGTGAAAGTAAGCGGCCATACCGAGTGCGCCACCTGCACATTACATGATACTGAAACTTATAAATAACACCAATATGGCACAGGAACAATACATAGTATTACACCTGCCCTTTGATGAGGCAGACGGAGCTGTAACCACATACGATTTCAGCTCAAACCGCGCAGATGGTGTGCTTACCAATGCACATTTTGAGGCTGGCAAGCAGGGCAACTGCATTAGTTACGATGGCACCGCCAAATGCGAGGTGGAGCCAAGTGTGCTTAACCTCTCCAGCGATTTCACAATGTGCGCATGGGTAAAGCTCCACCCTGTAAGCGAACACCTCATTGTGCTGGTAAACTACAACGGCATTGACCACTACTACAAGTGCGTGGTGCCTTTACAGGCCGACACGTGGTATTTCGTTACCCTCACTCGCAATGGTAACGTGCTGTGCGTGTACCTTAACGGCTCCATACTGGAACGTGCCGTGGTGCCCAGCACCTATGGCAGCCCCATTGGTGTTAGCATCTGCCAAGACTGCTACAACACCGAGCTGGGGCATGGCTGTGTTGATGAGCTGAAGCTGTACCAAAAAGCCCTCACACAGGAGGAGCTTATGGATGAGCTGGATAACACCAAGCAGCTTGCCTACCTCCTTGATGGCGTTGATTTCAAGAAATACGGTGTCTTTGTGAGCAAGGGCAAAGGCTTTACCGATGGCCTCAAAATGAAAGAGCCGTTAAAGGTAGAGTTTAACGGCTACCATGGCGAAACCATAGACCTCACACGCCCACGATATGAGGCGCGAGAGATTACGCTGGAGTGCTTTATTGACAGCGTAGGAGGCAAAATGGCCTTTGTGCAGGCCATGCAGGATTTCCTTGAGCAGTTCCACGCCAAGCACACGCTCCCCAGCGGTGTGCCTGCAAGTGCCGAGCTGTGCGCCGCTGGCCTGCACCGCCTCACACTGGATATACACCCCACCAAGCCACTCATTTATGAGGTGTACCTGCCCGATGGTACCAACGTGGAAAAGGAGTGGAACGATAAGCGCATGACAGGCACGTTTACGCTTGTGCTCCGCGAACCCGAACCTGTTAAGCGTGTGCTCAAGCACATGAGAACCAGCGAGGCCAACAAACGCATCTCAATAACCACTACCACCTCCAAGCTGGTAAACATTTACTGGGGCGATGGTACAACTACGCAGGATGTGTGTGGTACCGATGTAACCGTAACGCACGATTACGCCGAGAATGGCGAGTATTACGCAGTTATTACTGGCGTGATTGAGGACATTGAGGCGTTTACCACCAATGCCATTATTGTATGGAACAAATTATAATCTACAAGCGCGATGGCTCCATACGCTACCGCCTTGATAGCTTTGCCAAGCTCTGCACCGTAAAAAGTGCAGAGCAAAAGCATGAGCTGCTGGGAGAGGACACCGTTACCATTAAAACCTCCAGTGCGCAGCCCATGGAGCTTGTTGTGGGCGATTACATAGAGATTTATGGCAGCAAGTACACCCTAAACAAGGTAAACGAGCCGACCAAAACGAGTGAGCGCGAGTTTGAGAACAGCATGGTGTTTGAGGGCTTGCAGTACAAGCTCATTGATGCCCAGTACCGCAATGCTGATGCCGCTGGCCATAACCCCAGCGCAGATTTTCCCATTGTGGCCAACATGACGCTGCTCATGCAGTTGCTCATTACCAACGTAAACCGCGTGGCCTACTCTTTGGGCGAGCTTTGGGAGCTGGGAGATTGCCCCGAAACCGAGCACAAAGAGTACACGTTCAGTAATGAGAATTGCCTTGAGGTGTTGCAGCGTGTATGCAAGGATAATGATTTGGAGTTTGAGATTGAGGCCATAACCACAAAGCACTTTAAGCTCCATATCCGCAAGGTCGGACGGCTCTTCCCTGCCTCTTTTACCTTTGGCAAGGGTGGAGGCATTTACAAGCTCACTCGCAAGAATGTAAACAGCAACAACCTCATTACACGCCTGTATATTGAGGGCAGCACACGCAACATTACAAGCAAATACCGTAATGGCGCGTTAAGGCTCCGCATAGGAGATAACGAGGAGAGCTACATTGAGAACACCACGGCCATTGCCGCCTTTGGCCTCAAGGAGGGCAGCCGCACATACGATAGCATCTACCCACGCCGCACAGGCAAGGTTACAGGGCTGGTGGCTGGTGAGCCGTTAAAGTTTGTGGATAGCGATATGTTCGACCTCAATGAGAAAGACAGCGAGGGGCAAACGCGCTACCTCATTGATGGCACCACGGCCAAGCTGAAATTTGTAGGCAACTGCAACCTTTCGGGCTACCAGTTTGAGATAGCCAAGTTTGATACGGCCACCAAAACATTTACCATAAACCTGTACGAGGATAGCCGAGGGCTTAAAATACCCGATGGCGGTGCCTACACCATTGAGGAGGGTGCAGAGTATGTGCTGCTGGATATTGTTATGCCCGAAGACCCATACGTAGTAGATGCCGAGGCCGAGCTAAAGGCCGCTGGCGAAAAGGATTTGGAGCAGGACAGCCAGCCCAAGGTAGAGTATGAGCTGGAGCTTTCATCGCTGGAGTTAAAGCGCAAGTTTGGCAGCGAGGCTGGCATTGTCAACCTCTTTGCCGTGGGTGATTACCTGCCCATTAAAGACCCCGATATTAACGTAGATAAGGCCATACGCATTAAGAGCTTTACACGCGATTGCTACACCGACCCATACAAGTACAAAGTTACCTTGAGCGATACGGTGGAGGTTAGTATTATTGAGCAGATAATTGAGGACAACGAAGAGATTGGCCGCCTCATTGTGCTTAACGACCTAACCAATGTGGCGAGGGCAAGAGCCAACTGGCGCACCACACAGGAGTTGCTGGGCATGGTGTTTGATGGCGATGGCTATTTTGACCCCACCAACATACGCCCCAGCTCCATTAAAACCCTCATGCTAAGTGTTGGCAACCGTGCAGGCCAGTTTATCCTCCGCAACATTATCATTGAGGCCAATGTGGCCGTTGCAGGCAAGCCCAACCCCAGCATATTGCGCATAACCTCCGCTGGCGGCCAGCTCATACACTATGCCATTGAGGAAACTGACCGCACATGGAGCATGGCCAGCGTACAGATTACACTGACCAACAGCGGCGCACTCTACATTTATGCCAAATGCCCCAAGGCTGGCGGCACAGGTACCTTTGTATGCTCTGCCACGAAGTTTGCCACCGAGGTAGGCACCGATTACTATTTCCCTGTTGGTGTCCTCTCCTCCGTTTACAACGGTTACAGGGAGGTAACAACCACCTATGGAGCCACGCGCATCACTGGCCGCTGCATAAATTGTGGCCGCATTGAGAGCATAGACAAAAGCACGTACTTTGACCTTGATAACGGCGAGATTGGAGGGCGCATTAAATTCCGCTCCACCAGTGGCGAGCTTATGAGCATTAACGAGCTGGAGCAGCAACTTAACTCTGCCAACACGGAGATTGAGGGGCTGAACGAGCTAATACAAAGCCTGCAAGACCAAGTGGACGGTACGGTTGAGTATTGGTTTGGCACCGAGCCGCCAACGCTTGAAAATGCTCCTGCAAACCAGTGGACTGATGATGAAACGCGCAGCGTACACATTGGCGATATGTACACGGACACCAATACTGGCCTTGAGTACCGTTATAGTCGCAGGGGCACCTCTGCCATTGTTAATGGCCAACTGGTGCGGTTGTGGCATTACTACTGGCAGGAGGTGCCGAGCACAGGCATAGGCCAAGCCATACAGGCTGCCAACAATGCGCTCAACATGGCCAACAGCAAGAACCATGTATTTGTTACGGCCAACGCTAACACAACACCGCAAAGCCCCTACAAGGTTGGTGATTTGTGGATAACGCTGGATAACTACAAGATGAAGATTTGCATCAAGACACGCGAGAACACCAGCGGCACACGCTACCTTGCAAGCGAGTGGAAAGATGCAGGCTACACTGATGATACGCAGGCCAACAAGGCACTCCAGCAGCTCACCGATTTGGCCACCGAAAGCATTATTACACCAGCCGAAAAGGTGCAGCTCAAGGATGAGATGGCCAACATTAAGGTGGACTACTCAACCGTTAAGGCACGTGCCCAGTTGGCAGGTGTAGATGCCACCGCATTTGATGCAGCGTACAGCACTCTGCTGGTTTATACCAACACCATACTGGCCAGCATGACCACCAACACCAGCGTAGATAAGACCACCTACAACACCAATTTCAATGCCTACTACACCGAGCGCACTAAGCTGCTTGATGCCGTGAGCAAGGGCTACGTTGATGGCATAGAAATGGGTGGCGGCAACTACATTGGCAACGGCGCATTTTTCCCCAACAGCAACGGCTGGAGCTTGAGCGTAAATGCCAGCGCAGGCCAAACTGGTGCGCTCTCCGTTTATGCCGATACCATTATGGGCAATGTGTTGCGAGTAACCAAGCCAAACGCATTAAGCTGGTGGTATTTTGGCACAGGCATGAAATCGGCTGGCGGCAACATACTCCTGCCTCAAAACAAGTTTGCCAACGGTGTAACATACACGGTGGCATTTTGGGTTAAGGCAAGCACAGCAACAAAGTTGAGTGTCGGCATAATGGATGGCAACGGCACAAATGCAGTGGCTCCTCTCAAGGAGTTTTCCGCATCAACACAATGGCAGCGTGTTAGCTACACATTTAAGGCCAACAGCTTGAGCAGTGCCAGCTCCCGACTTTACATTACCTCCAGCAACACATTTAGCTATGCCATGTTTACCAAGTTTGTGCTGGTTGAGGGCAACAAGGCACCCGAATGGAACGAGAGCACCCAAGAGATTGAGGCGCAAATAACGGCCAACAAGGATTTACTCAAGGCCATAAGCGATAACTACACGCAGATTGAGGGCGGCCTTATACTCTCCACGTTCTTCAAACTGGGCGCACTCCAGCAAAGCGGCCAGTGGGTAGAGAGCGCAGGCTTAAAGGCCATGTATAGCAGCCGCAATGAGATTGCCGCATACTTTGGTGGCACCTATGCCGAGGCACTGGCAGGCACCAAGGCTGGCATGACCATTATCTACCATAATGGCAAGCTCAAGGCCAAAGATGCAGAGATTACAGGCGTAATAAATGCCACCAGTGGCTCATTTAAGAACGTGCTGATACAAGGCTCCATACGAAACAAGTTTACCCTTGTGTCGGACAGCTTTAACACCGAGTTCAACGACCATGTGGCAATGTACTCAAGCAGTGAGGGCTGGATTTCTGCATTTAGCCTGCCATGGGATGCCGAGCAGATAGGCCGCCGCATTGTTATTGCAAACTTCTATTGGAACGGCTCTATCTCAAGAGGCACAGCAGAGATTACCGCACCATCGGGCAAGTATTTCTACATTGATGGTGTGCGCAAGAGCAAGCTGCAAATCAACAGGCAGGTGGTAGAGCTTATGGGCTTTGGTAGTGGCAGCACATTCTATGGCTGGATAGTGCTTAACAGCCAAAATGCCTACTGCGACCACCTGTATGGCTCAAACCTCAAGTGCCTTGCAATGGGCATGGTGAACGGCACAAACGCCTCCAACACCACAACCATTGACGCAATGGCCATAGATGGCACCAAGCTAACCGTTACACGTGTTAGCACTGGCCGCTACAAAATCACATTTCCCCAATCGTGGTTTGCTCAAGCTGGCGATTATGTGGTATGGTTACAGGGTGTCGGCTGTGTGTGGGGTTCAACGACAGCATGGTGTAAAGCCACATTGCTCAACAAGCAGAGCACCTATTTTGAGGTAGGCGTTTCCGATGATGCCTCCGCAAATGATGGCAGCTTTATGTTCATGATTAACAACCTCCGAGATTGGAATAACTGGTAAAACATGGTCACTTTCAAAAGTTAGGAAACCCAAAGCGTACTTATACGGTACGCTTTGGCTAACTTTGCTAATGGTTAAAAGCCGCATAACATGAGCAAGGAATTTAATAATAACTATGTAAGCCCCGAAATGAGCGCAGGCCGTATCGTTTCCAAGGGCAAAATTAGCGACCTCACCAACGGATTTCGCCTTGCAGAGCGAAAGCCATTTTCCGTGTATGTTCGCCCCAAAACGCTCTCCACGCTGGAGCGCGATGTTATCATTAACTGCAAGCTGTATTCAGAGAAAGAGTTTGGAGAGGTGCCTGTGCCCCTGTTTGGCTGGGTAGAGCTTTGCATTATTGAGATTGCACCCGATACCGAGCTGCTTAAAGGCTATGATATTTACTGGGGTGCAGGTAGTTCAGCACAAATTTTCATAACAAATAAACAATAACAATATGGGTACACTCATAGGAATTGGAAATACCGTGCCGCAATTCCCTTACAAGGACTTGTGGTATGGAATACGCATTAACCTCAAGAATGGAGGGCACAGCGTAGCTGATGGCAAGCTGGAGCGCGTGGGCAACCTTGACCTGCACCGCTCGCTGCCTATCCAAAAACGCATACGGCGTTACATTGCTAATGCCGATGGCAGTGTTAATTACTGGCTGGGAGCCAACGACAGCACCCTCAAGGAGGGAGGCGGTGCCGCTCGCCTTAATGCCCTTGATGGCATTGTGCAGCTCTACAAGCCCGACTATTACCGCCGTATTGAGTTTGATGGCGATTATATGCTGGTGGCCATTAGTGAGGTTGCACTTCCTGGCTTTATTCACATGAAAGAGCGGTCGCGCTCTCCATGGCTGGCAACCTGCAACCGCACAACCAACAAACCCACCTGTGCTTCATTCCTCATGTGGAATGCCGATGGCACATTAAAGCGTGATGCCGATGGCCTGTTGGTGCTGGCAGACAATGCCGCCGAGTACCGAGGAGGCAACAACCAAACGGCATGGGATGGCACATACCGCTCCATGCTGGGTATGCCCATGAGTAGTGCCAGCGCAAACATGAACACTTTCCGCACTCGCTGCCGCTCGCTGGGCGATGATTGGCACTTTGGCGGCTGGCGGTTCCGTGAGGAAATGAGCTGGCTCATGGCCATTGAGTTTGGCGATTTAGACAGCCAAGCTGCATTTACAGCCGAGAAAACAGCCGATGGCTTTGCGCAGGGTGGACTGGGTAATGGCACCTATGTAGCCAGCGGCGAGTGGAACACATTTAATGGCTACTATCCATTTATCCCCTGTGGCGTTACTGCCAAGCTGGGTAACAATACTGGCATTGTTGAGTACACCATTAAGAACTGGAAGGACGGAGCCGATAAGGTGGTTAAAGTGGCCAGTTACCGAGGCTGGGAGGCTCCCCAGCAGTATATGTGGGAGCATAACGATGATGTGCGCGTATGGTACAGCAAGCCCAGCGATGGCGGCGATGGCCTCATTTTCCTGTGCAACGACCCTGCCAAGTTTGCCAACCCTGCCAACGACAAAGTGCGCGTACTGGAGGGCTACGAGGAGCTGGGAGCAATACCCACCGTGGCTGGCTATATCTCTGAAATGGGCTATGCCAACGGCTGGACTTTCCCCAACAGCACTACTGGCGGTGCCTCCAATAAAAACTACTGCGACTACTGGTGGCGCAGCAATGTGGCCACTGATGATAATGGCGAGGAGGGCTGGCGTCAGCTCCTCTCTGCTGCTAATGCGGATTATGCGGAGGATTCGGGTGTCCGCTGTGCGGGTACGTATGCTCGGTGTGCGTATACGAGTGCGGATTATGGTTTCCCCCTGTGCCTTGAAATTTCGGGTTCCGAGGGCATTTGAAAACCTGCCAGCATAACAGAGTAAAAAGTAACTTAAAACAAGCAATAAAATGAACAATCCCCCTATAAAAGCACCGCCTTGAGCGGTGCGTGGCCATGGCCATCACCATAGCAAGCGTTACGGCTTTCGGTCAAAAACGCGGTTGCGGTGGTTTCGGGAAGCTCCTCTCTGCTGCTAATGCGAATAATGCGGAGAATTCGGGTGTCCGCTGTGCGAATACGAATAATCGGTGTGCGAATACGAATGCGAATTATGGTTTCCCCCTTATACCGTTTTTTCTTTTACGGCTCAACGCTCTTTAGGGAGTAGCGAGCCAAACAAATATCAAACAACCACCAAGACCATGCCCCTCAAGAGCGACCACGCACCAGTATTAGTGGAGTATGGCCGCTGGCAAAAGAATATGGAGATTGTAAAGTGCGAGTAGAGCGCGGCACCAGCCGCGAGCGCGAAAGCTCTTATAACAGCAATGGCACATAAAATTTACCACAGCTACGATAATGAAAGCAGTTATTGGAAAGTATGCGACCCACAAAATATACTCCATGCAACCCTTAACACAATTAGGGGCAAAAGGAAAAGATACGATGTGCAGAGGCTACTGGAAAATGGCTTTATTGAGGCAATGACCCAAGTATGGGTGCTACTGGAAAAGCAAACATACGTTCCCTCTCCCTACACTGAGAAAACCATTAGGGAGAGAACAGGCGGCAAGATAAAGGAGCGAGTGCTTAAAATAGCAATGCTCATGCCCGACCGAATAATAGACCATTGCCTTATTGATGTAGTAGAGGTAGATTTGCGTAAATACTTTATTGCCAATACTTACGCCTGCATAAAAGGGCGAGGTATTCATGCTTGCCTCCGCGACCTAAACCGAGCCTTGCAAAAGGACAAAAAGGGTACAAAATACTGCTTAAAATTAGATGTTCACCATTACTATGATACGATTAAGCATGATATACTCAAGTGCATAATAAGGAAACGCTATGGCGATAAGCGTATGCTTTGGCTCATGGATACGATAATAGACAGCACGGAGGGCAACGAGGGCATACCCATTGGCCGACTTACCTCCCAGCATTTTGCCAACTGGTACATTACTCCGTATGACCACTGGGTTAAGGAGTGGCTAACGCCCATGGTGAGGAAACTTTTCCACGCGCCCCTGTATTACTTCCGATACATGGATGATGAAACTTTCCTCTCCTCCAGCAAGGAGGCTCTGCACTGGGTGTTTGAGCAGGTGGCTAAATACAAGCAGGAACGGCTGGAGCTGACCATAAAAGGCAACTGGCAAATCTTCCCTGTTGATGCTCGCTCTATTGATTTCGTGGGTTACAAGAGCAACCATTACAACGTACTGGCTCGCAAAAGCATCTTAATGGCCTACTGGCATAAGTTGCGCGAGGTGCAAAAACGCTATGGCATAACCGAGGTGAGAGATGTTAAGATGGAGCTTTCAGCCCATTACGGCTGGCTGCAACATTGCACCAAAGAACATTTTGAAAAGATATTAAGAATAACAATAAACCAACTTAACCCTATGAGTAAAGGTAATTTAAGCGTGGGCATAACCAGTGCCGAGCAGCAGCCCACATTTGATGTGATAGACCGCATCAAAGGCACAACCCTCTACAACCATAACCAGCACTTTGAGGAGCGCACCAATGAGGAGGGCAAAAAGGTGAAAGTGAACGTGTACGACAGCCTGCTGGTGGCCGCGCCTGTTACGGCCAACACCATACTGGAAACGCTCATTGCCGCCAAGTACAGCAGCAGCGAGGAGGCCAAGCTGCTCAACGACTACAACGCTGCTATGCTGGGCATAGAGGAGGAGGCTAAAAAGCAGCCCTACCTTGATTTCCTCTCCGAGCGCAAGGCACTCCGCGCTATGGTGGATGCCGATTGTAAAATCCACAACATACCTTTAGCGTAATGGCAATGTAAACATGGCAGAGGAAACATTTGATTTTGCTGATTTCTCGCTGCAAGGAGAAAGCGCAAGCTCCACACGCCCGACAGGCGATTACCCCAGTATTGATGAGGTAATAAATAAGCCTATTTGGTGTACTGGCTTTTCCGACAGCGTAGAAACCGAGAATGGCAAACGTACATTGGTAAAGTTTAAGTGGGAGCTTGAGGGAGCCGAAACAGCATTTTGGACAAGCAGCAAAAAGCTGCTGGCCGTGCTGCAAAACCCCAGCATACGTTTCCCTTTCCATACCATTATAAAGGTTGTGTTTGTACGTGATATGGCTGGCTTTGAGTTTAGGAGTGCAAAAGAGGTGGTATCGCAAGACGATATAGATGCCCTCAATATGTACCTAATCAAAAAGCGCAGCTACATGAAACAAAGACGGTAATATATATGGTTGAAGATGTAAACTCCGTTGCCCACGGCATTACAAACTATGGCATGATGGCTATTACAGCCGCATTTTTCCTTGTGCTTACAGGGTTGCTGTGGGTTGCCTGCTTTAGGTGGTTTAAGAGCATTATCGACAGCATGATTAAAGGCAATGCCAAGGCAAATGCCGATTTGCTGGAGGAAACGCGCAAGCAAAACGAAATGCTCAACGACATTTCCGAGGGGTTACGCCCCGAAACTCTTTTGAGGGTTAAAAACATATCCAGTGTGTATTTTGACCTTGCAATAGAGCGAGTGTGCCGCATTATTAAAAAGGTACGCGAGGAGAACCACATTGTGGATAAGGATGCCACCAAGGCCAAAATACATACGCTCATTGAGAACCTGCACGAGGATAGGAACAGCCGCTTTGATAGCTTTTCTTACCGAGGCGCACACCTCTCCAGCTATGTAAATCCGCAATGGGTTGAGTGGGTTGCCGAGGTTGTGGAAAAGGAGGTTTACAATGATACCGTAAATAATGGCCGAGCCTACACAAATGTAATGGCGGTGTATGAGCGCATCAAAATTGACTTTTACCACCGCATACAGCACGTTTAACACCAAACCCTATTTGTATGATAGTAATTATTGACAACGGCCACGGAGTAGATACCGCTGGCAAATGCAGCCCCGATAAGCGGCTGCTGGAATACAAGTGGGCACGTGAGATTGCCCAGCTTGTGCAGGAGCAGTTAAAAGCTCATGGCGTGGAGGCCGTGCGCATTGTTACCGAGGAAACCGACATATCGCTCAAGGAGCGGTGCAGACGCGCCAACGCATTATGTGCCAAGTATGGCACTGCCAACTGCGTTTTCGTGAGCATACACGCCAACGCCGCTGGAGGTGATGGCAAGTGGAAAAGCGCAGGCGGCTGGTGCGTATATACATCGCCTGGAAAAACCAAGGCCGATGAGCTGGCAACCTACCTGTGGAACGAGGCCAACACGGTGCTGGCTCCCTATGCCGAGCAGTTCAAGGTATTGCAGGCCAAAGGCGAGTACGACAGCAAGCAGGTGCCGTTCCGCGCCGACTGGAGCGATGGTGACCCCGATTATGAGGCACGGTTTGCGGTGCTTACTGGCACCAAGTGCCCTGCTGTATTAACGGAGTCGCTTTTCCAAGACAACAAGAGCGATGTGGCATACCTGCTTTCCAGCGAGGGCAAGGCTGCCATTGTTAAGCTCCATGTAAACGGCATACTCAAATACATGGGCAAATGAAAAAGTACCTACTTATAACAATAGTGGCACTGCTGGCGATTGCTGGCGGTGCCATTTACCGATGCCAGCAGCTTAAAACCGATAACGAGAGGCTGCACGGCAACCAGTCGGCACTCATGGCCGAGGTGGAGCTTTACAAAACCGATGCTGGAGAGAGTGCAGCCAAGGTGCAGCAGCTCCAGCTCACAGCCTCCGAGTTTAAGAACCAGTGCGCCGACCTCAAGGCCGAGGTGGAGAGGCTGGGCATTAAAGCCAACAGGCTCCAAACGCTCATTAACACCAGTACGCATACAACCGTGCGCGTTGATACCATTGTAAAGGACAGCGTGGTGTACCTGCCACTGGAGGCAAGGCTTGATACGCTGAAATGCTTTGAGTATAACGATGGCTGGGTTAGAGCGCATGGGTGTATAGACAGCAGCAACCATTTTGAGGGCGAGTTTGAGAGCCGCGACAGCCTGCTCATAGTTGCGCACCGAGTGCCCAAGCGGTTCCTCTTTTTCCGCTGGGGCTGCAAGCGCGTGGAGCTGGATATTAAAAGCTCAAACCCTCACAGCGAAATTACCCATGCAAAGTACGTGGAATTTGCAAAATA